GGATCAAACGTGTTACCACGAGTATAGACCTTGTTGACACTCTCGGGTGTCGGCATCAGCGTCTTGAAAAAGACCAATGACTGCTCAAATGGCACGTCAGAATCGGATGGTTCGATCAACATATTCTGGACCGCTTTAGGCTGCTTTCGCCACCAGTCAAGCGTTCCCTGATCAATCTTGCGGCCATAATGCTGTACCTGTGAACCGACATCAAACTTCGCAAAGTGTGCCGATTCAATTAGCTCGTCAAAGGTATATGGCTCATCCGACGTATAGCGATCTTCCTCAAACTGAAGACCTGCAACACAAGAAACCACGGTCCGAAACCGATCAAGAGACAGTGTCTCGAAATCAAAAATTACAGAGTTCTTTGGCATGTTAGATCAAATCCTCTTCTTCTTCATCATCAAATAATTCACTCTCTGTAATGCCGAACATATCATCAAGCCTCTCAAGATCCTCGTTGTCTCGGAACGACTCCGGATCAAGATTCTCAAAGTCATATTCACGAATCTCGCCCTCGTCAAACACACCGCAGACGCAAACGCCAGGCTCGTAATATGCTGCATAAACATAGAAACCTTCGTTATCAAGTTGTTCGTATACACCAGCGGGAGGAGCCCATGCTGTCATAAAGCTCATTTCGACCTTTACCAGATCCTCATACGATACGTCCTCATCAAAATCTAGGATATCAGCATCATTTATATCCCACTTGGTACCCCACGCCTCAGCAGCACCGAGCACTCCAGTATTTTCATCAAGCGGCAAGACGTGCTGAAACATACCAGCAGCATCTGGATTTACCGATGTGGCAGCCTCAACGATCTCGTTAATCTTATCTCGAGGACCAGTCAACGAAAGGTAATTATCACACCAATTAGGCATCAGGCTTCTCCTCTTTAATCACCACGTCACGTAGCGCAGGAAAATTTTCGAGTCCTTTCTCAGATATACGAAGCCTAGGTATGGGACCACGTGACAGAGAGTGTACCGTACCTCTCACGACCTCTTTAAGCTGCTCGAAGGTTTCAATCTTATCAAAGTCCACAACGTATACTGTCTGTGGCGGCTTCTGTTCCTTCTTCTTTTTCTTAAATAGATCAAACATATCTACTTCCACTCCGCTGTGACCATAATCTCTGTCATACATGCCACCACATTCAGTTCGTGATCGGCAACAAAGGCATTCCAATACTGATACTGAGCAAGAACCAGGACGATCTGTGGTACCGATTCGGGCTGCACGTGATCTGACATCGTGTCATAGATCTTACGAAAAATGGCAGCTGGCTCCGTATCGATATTGTCGGCAACCCATTTCCGCATCTTACCGAAGTCTTTCTCCTTCAGATACGTCATTAGGTTCTTGACATTCTCGTCACCAAGATTGACCAGAATACCAGGGTCAATGGTTCCGGATACGGAGTACCGCTGGCACTCATTCAGGACACGCCGCCAATCCGGAAAGTATTTCTCGACAAGAGCAGCAAGAGTCTTGTTGTCATACGTGACATTCTCTGTTTCGAGAATCTGCGTGAGACGCTTGAAGAACCCAGCGGCAATCTTTGGCTTCTCAGAGTTCGGAATGGCAAACTCATAGACCGAGCATCGTGAATGGAGCGGCTCGATAATCCGATTGCGGAAGTTGCACGTGAGGATGAACCGACAGTTTTTTGAAAATTCCTCAATGAATGCGCGCAGTGCAGGTTGGGTGGACTGCGGATTGAGGTAATCCGCCTCGTCAAGAATGACGACCTTGTAACCACCCTGGAGGGACACTGTTGAGGCAAACTGCTTGATCCGACCACGAAGCGTGTCAATGTTACCTTCCTCGGATCCATTGACCAGCAGATAGTCAAGTTCAAGCTCGTTACAAAGAGCTCGAGCCACCGTGGTCTTGCCAATCCCTGGACCACCAGAGAAGATCATATTCGGCAGCTCACCGGTCAAAAGCAGCTGAGTAAAGGTCTCTTTCAGCGATTCTGGTAGCACACACTCGGAAACCTTGCGTGGCCGATATTTCTCGACCCAGATAAAGTCATCAGTCATTCACATTCTCCATATTATATAGCAAAGTGTCCATTATATCAGGACGAGACAGCGTTGTAAATGTCCTCGACGTCAGAGAATTCTTCCTTTACCTGATTCAGATTCTGCTTATGATAGACCTTTGCGACCTTCCGCATATACTTCTTAGGAAGCTCGTACTCGTCCTGGAGGTCCTGGAGGATTTCGTTGATGTGCTCGCGCTCGGCCTCGATCCGAGTGAGAGAGGCTGAAATCTCAGTCAGCCTCTCCTTTACCTGAGCACGATCCTGCGGTGACGAGGGAATCGTGACTACATTGCTCATTCTTCTGCGGCCTCCTCATTTTCATCAGATTCCTCTGGTGCGTTGGCCTTCACGAACTGCTGGATGCGACCGCGAAGCGCACCGACGGCCTCGAATTCAGATCCCTGAAAAGCGCCACGCTGTGAACAAACATCAATAATCTGAACGACGGACGCAAGATCACCAATTCCAAGGGACACCTGACCCTGAGCCTCTGCCTCTTCTGCTGTGGTGGTATCGACTGTGGTTTCTTCTGTTGCCATGGTAATATCTCCTATTATCTTAGTTACCAAAGGTTGAGGACTTCTCAAGCGCGACCCAATATTCAATATTGTTGGATCCCTTGAGGTGTGAAATCAGCTTCGAGGACACTTCGACATTATAGTCCGTGCCACCCATCAGCTTAAAGTTTGCTACGTTATACACAAAGCGGAATGGAGTACCGTCTGGCATCCGAGTCGGGTTCAATTTTACAGAAAATGAGTTTGAGGTCGAGTCAGATGTATCGGTCACCCTTGCCTGAAGATCACCGGAGCCTTCCGATTCGACAACAACATCCGATACAGACATTGTCGATGCAGCTCGACGCATCGCGTTCAGATCGTTATCAGATAGAACAAACGATACCTCTGCCGCAGGCATCTGAATATCCTTGGTTGGTGATGTCAGAATCTCTGGATCCGAGAAGAAGTACTGAACGGACCGACCTCCTTCGACAATTTGGACATGTCCACCGCCGATGTCCGAAAAATCCAACTCGGGAGAATCGAACATCGATACGACCCCAAGAAATTCGTTTAGATCATAGATGCCAAATTCGATTGGAAAGTCCTCGGCAAGAGTAGCCGAGGCAAGAATGTTTTTTGCCTCGGACATGGTCTTGACCGTAGGGCCACCTCGGAAGACAATGTTAGAGTTAATGCTTGCAAAGTTCTTGAGAACCGCAAGCGTGTCAGACGAAAGTTTCATACTGTATTTCCTTTATTATTAAATAGTTGATCTATTATATCAAAAGTCACTGCTGCTGTAAACCTTTTGGTCAAGCTGCTTTATTCGGATCATTTTACCTTCCCAGAATAGAGCAAGGAAGTCGACCGTGTCATCATAGAACCTTATCTCACCATCAAAATCTTTTATACATTTCCACTCCGACGATATCGGTTCGAGATGACCACCGAATAATTTATCGCTATCTTCGATCCACTTATGCTCTACGTCATTAAACCAGAGTTCATCACCACGGATCTCGTATTCAGCCATAAACTGAGCCGAAGTATCCTTGGTCTGGTAGGTCTTACCTTTATACCGAATATAGTCAAACATTCCCATCGTTATCATCTCCATGCTCGAGATCGTGCACGTACAGGGCAAGAATGCCGTAGTGGAGGATCTTAATTATATCATCACGATTGTAGCCGTTCTTCTCACCATACCGATCGTTGTACTTCTTGATGTTGCCCATCGTGAAACCTTCGCCATATCCGCAATCAACGATAGACTCAAACGTCTGTCGTTTATTCCGAGCATAATGCTGGTCATATGTAGCATCAATATAAGCCCGAAGCTCCGCAAGGAGCTCCGGTTCGTTGAACTTATGTTCTATTGTCATTGTTACTCCTCAATCGAAGTGCTGGACGGTTTGCCATTTGGCCGAGTAGGCGAATTGGCAAACGGATCCTGGTCCAATGCCTGGTCGAGGACATCATCGAATGAGATGCCCGACTCGTCGGTCGGGTTATCACCCGCTGGATCGGCTGGATTGCCAACCGACGCGTCGACCTTTTCATACAGATCAATGAATGCCTCTTTGGTGTCGTCATCAAAGCGATTCACACAAAGCTGAATTGCCTTCTGGCGGTCCTTAAAGATTGAGAATGTCTGGACCACATGGCAGAGGCGCCGAGTCGAAATAGTCTCGTCAACGCCACCGTCGGCAAATGTCTTGCGAATCGTGTCAGCCCAGGTGACCAACAGCTCGGCAAAGTTCTCGTCCGAGTAGCCATACTTATCCATGTGCTTATGTACAATCTTACGCTCGGTAGCAACAGTAGGATATGGTTGCTCAAGCGTGATGATAAACCGCTCAAGGAAAGCCTCGTCAATAATTGTAGCCGCCACAAAGCGACCGTCTTCAGAGCCCTGACCTTTCGTATTAGCGGTCGAGATCACATTAAAGCCATTTGCAGGTGTCACCACCTCACCAGTCTTTTTGAGCATGACGGGTTTGCCTTCGAGCACGCCCTGGAGACACATGATCTTGTTCGAGCCACGGTCAATCTCGTCAATAAGAAGAATCGCACCAGCCTCCATGGCCTTGACGACCGGTCCCTTTTGGAACACGGTCTCGCCGTCGATCAAGCGGAAGCCACCAAGGAGATCGTCCTCGTCAGTCTCAGGAGTAATCTGAACACGAACATACTGCCGATCATTCTTGGCACATGCCTGCTCGACCATCATGGTCTTGCCGTTGCCCGAAAGCCCAGTGATGAACGTCGGATAAAACTCACGAGACTTGACAATCATCTCGATGTCCTTAAAGTTGCCCCAGCGGACAAAATGGCTGTCCCGTGTAGGCACATAGACCTCGTCGTTGGACACCGAGTTGACGGAACGGCTCGGTCCCATTGGTGTAGCCTCCTGCTGTTTCTGTTCTTCGATTTCCTTAGACCGATCCGATGCAAGGAACATGGAAATACAATATTCGCCGCGACCTACACGAGGTGCAGTGCGAATAATCTGGTCAGCAATCCGACGCTCAAGTCCTGCCTCGGACGCATAGGTCCGAATCTCCTTAGGTGTAAGGATTTCCTTGTTCGTCGAATCGGTGATGTGATTAATCAGACGAGTCTGTAGATTTGTCATGGATGTCATAATATAAGTACCTTTCCTCAATTTCCAAGAGCCATTATATACCAACTAATGCCCGCTGTAAACCCCCTACGAGACAATTTCTGCAAATTGTGTTGCAAGGACACGATTACCCTTCTTGGACTTCGCGTATTTCTTGAACGCCCGAGTGATCTCGTTGCGCTTGGCTGCAGTCGGAATCTCAAAGTTGTCCGATGTAGCCTCCAGGTTTGCCTTATCAGCCTTCAGAATAAAGTACCGATCGTATCCAATTGTTGAATCATACGATACGAACTTATTCTTGTTTGCAATCTTGCGAGCCTCGCGGACACTATTAAAGCTTTTGTCATCGCTTGCACGGTTCACAGCGGTCGAGAAGTCCATGCCATTATTTGCCACAAAGTAGCCGACATTGACAAGACCTGGGATTTCTTTTCGCATGCTGTCAAGCAGTCTTTCAGTAACACGCACCGAATTATAGATATTTCCGATCGAGACCATCTGACGAGACTCGGAAAGAAGAACACGAATGCCTGATCTTCCTGAAGAGTATGGAATGGGTCTCGAGACCGCATCCAAGGCATTTGAGTCGCCATCAGTCAGTACGGTAAAGATCACCTTTTGGACCTGATGTTTCTGCTTAAAGGCCTTTAGTTTCATGTGCATGCCAGTAAGAATATCATTCAGTGGAGTACCCGACATACCGTCATAGATTCCATCGGCTCCGTGTGTACCACGAGAGAGGTCATATAGCTGACGATAAGCCGTATCATAGTCATAACTAGAGAATGACGACGAAAGGATATGTGTGAGCAATAGATCCGTATGATCGATTCCTTCAGGAGGAAGCGCGTTATAAGCTTCTTCTCTCTGTTCCATGCTCCCAGCGTTACGATAGCTCGTATTTGAAAACGAGTAGACGTCAAACGGAATATTCACACGCTTGCAGAACATTGCCATATTAAGGACCTGCGTG